CTGGTGCGGTTAGTGCCACCCACGCATTCGATGACGGCGTAAACGAGATTGGGATCTGGAGTATATGTACCGGATGAAGTGAACGTCTGAACGCGGATGGCACTAACCGCACCAGTCTGTAATTTTTGCACAGCCGCGCCAAGCTGCTGCAGAGACCGGTTTTGCTTCTTAGGATCGGTCTCTGTCGTGCCCGGAACGTAAATGCTCATTGTGAACCATTCGTTGTCGTATCGGGCTCAAACCCGGCAGCAAATGACCAAATCGTCCCGGCCGGAATCCGAACCTGAAACCGTGCATATCTCGCATCACGCATCATGTCGCATCGGCCGGTTCGTTGACTGACCGCAACCTCAGATCCGACGATAGGACTAGCAAGCTGCGTATCCCGATAGGACAGCGAACCGAATAACGTGGGCGCATCGGTGATCGGTCTAAACCCCTTGATCGTCAGTCGAAGGCCGTCCGTGCCCTGTTCTGCGCTTTGGATCACGCCTTCAAGGTTCTCCCCGGTAAAGAAACCAAGCATTCCAGAACTGTTGAACTGAGCGATTTGCGGTTGAACCGCCGTTGCATAGGCGTCGAACGAAAGCAGCATGGCATCCAATGAACCGCCGATTTGTCCTCCGCTCACATAAGCGTGAGTGAAGGTCGATCCGGTGAGGTCAATATGCGTGGAATCGATGACGGTGAATTTCCACGTTCCATTCGCTTCTGTGGTCCCAGTGACGCCATAAACGACGATGCTATTCTGTCCCAGGATCGTGAAGTTCGAATTGGACTCGGCACTCAGTGTCAACCGAATGGTGCCCGAACCATTATTTGCCGCGCCCGTGATCGTCAAAGGCGTCGGAGCAATCGCGTCCAAGTTTTCCAGGGTGAGGCCGCTTTGAGAGAGGCCAAGCAGATATTCCCCGGACACCGAAAGCTGGAACCAGCGATCTAAAACACGGTCATAGCCGATGATCTTGTCGTAAAGTCCAACGGAACCCGAGACTGATTTATAGGCCCAATAGATCCGGGTATTCCGGGGATCAGCCGCGCCCATGAACAGCTGCAGGTTGCTGTTGTCGAGATCGGCAAGGAATGTCCGGTCAACCCGTTCACGTCCGATCTGAACCGGCAATTGACCCGGATCAATCTTGTAGAAGCCTTGCCCGGCATAGAAAAACACTGTCGAGCCGGCCCGCACGATCGAGTAAGGCGCATAGAGGCCCATGTCCTGGGTGATGCGCTCGATCTGGAAAATCACGTCTCCTTGAACATAGGACATCGACCGGATGGCCTGGTCCTGGAAGATCGTTCCGAACTCCCCCCCAGCTACCCCGCGGACGATCCCTCCATCGGGAAAATCCTGAAAGTCAGACTGACTGACGCCGGCCGTCCAGCTTGTGGACGAATTGAAATTGTCCAGTCCTGACCATTGAATGCGATAAGGCGTCGAGAGAAGCCCCGAGAGCACGAGAAACTGACCGACGACGCTGATATAAGCCGCTTGCGGCGGTGAGCCCAGCGCGTTTCCAAAGGCCGAAGATGAGGTCAGGTCGAACACCTGTAAGAGCGCATTCGCCTGCGTGGCGAAGACAAAATTCCCGGTTTGGGCAAACTGCCATTGGGCATTCGCGCTCAATGCACCATAGGCCGAACCTGAAAGCGAAACATCGGTCCAACTGAAATCGGTATTGTTGAGCTGATAGAGCCGATCTGACGTTCCGGCGAAGATCGCAACCGAGCCATCAGCCTTTAAAGCATAGAAGCCGCCGCGACATACCGCTGGTAAGTTTTGGGTGAGCGCCACGAAGTTAGGGAAAGGTCCATATCCATCGCCGCGGGGTACGACGTTCTGAATATTCTTGACGCTTGTCCCTTCGTAATCGCTGGTGTCAGGTGTCCAAGGGCCCCAAGCGATCAGAGCCATCAGCAGGAAGTCCCAATAACATCAATGACTGCCTGAGACGGCTCAATCCCTTTGCGGATCAGGATTTGCGCCATGTGGTAGTGCGGCGAGTGATAGCTAATAAAATCAGCAAGACATCCACTCTTGCCGAAAGCGCTTACTCTAATGTTGCATCTCTTATTTCCGTTCTGAACTTTGGTGGTTGCCCACCGGCAATTTTCCGGCGCATAGTCTCCGTTTACATCGATCCGGTCCAAGGAATGGCGCTTCGTTGGCTTGTCGCCCATATCTTCAATAAATCGATCGAATTTAGACCAGCGCTCACATACTTTGATGCCGCGACCACCATACTTCCCGTAATCTTTATCTTTCGGATTCCCGCAGCGCTGATGCATGCCAGACCATGCGTCATATTCTGAGCTGCCGGCATACCCATGCTTCACCGTGGACCTTCCGACCTTGGCACTGTTCTCCTTATGGAAACATCCGCATGATTGTGTATGGCCGCGCTTCGCGTTGGTCGCCAAAATCTCCTTGGTGTGACCGCAGTCGCAGCGAAATTCCCACTTCTTTCCTGCCCGCCTGATAGCAACCAGACGGCCGTATCTATTCCCTGTGATGTCATCGTATTTAATCATTTGCGAGCCCCAAATCAGTTCGCAATACTTTAGCACATCCCCATTGACTAAGCGGCATCAGGCAACCTTCGTCCAGCTAGAATTGGGCACCGTTACCTCAGTCCAATCAGGCGATATTGAAGCGACAGGTTGCCACGCCGAAGAAGGCTGGCCATTTGTCGTCCACTCAGAAGAGGCGCTATTTTTCGCAGACCACGCCGAAACAGGCCCCGGCTCTTTGACCCAACTAATATGAACGGTGCCAATAAAAGCGGCAGTGTCCGGCGCTTCGGTTACCGCAAGTTGGCCCGTAGGAGTGACAAACACGGCGATATTTGCCGTATCCGAAGCTTCTGTAGTTGACATGAAACCTGAAATACCGCCGCCGTTGAAGGCTGCTGTATCTGCTGTTTCAGTTGCGGCGAGCGAGCCCTTAACCGAGAAGTCGCCAGCAATTGAGACGCTATCCGTGGTCTCCGTAGTCGATAGAGATCCAGAGGCACCAGCGTTGCCGACTAAGCTTGCAGCATCTGGAGTCTCGGTGGCAGCCAGAGAACCAGAAACCGAGCTCGAACTGATAAAGCTCGCAACGTCCTTAGCCTCAGTAGTGTTGAGCGTCCCCGTGACGATTACATTGCCAATAATGGATGTTGTGTCTGCAACTTCCGTCGTGGCCATTGAGCCATGAACGGAATAGCTGCCCGCAATCGCCGCGCTATCGGTCGCCTCTGTTGCTGCTAATGATCCAGCAACCCCGAATACACCAGCTATTGAGGCTGTATCGGCCGCTTCCGTTGTGGCGAGTGAGCCACTGACAACAACATTGCCGCTTATGGAAGCGGCATCCGTTCCTTCCGTGGTTGAGAGCGAGCCTTGAACGCTGAAACCACCTGAGATCGAAGCGGCATCAGCCGTCTCCGTCGCCGCCAGTGTGCCGGTGGGTGCAACGAACGTCCCGGAGATTGAAGCAGTGTCAGGACTGCCAGTTGAGGCGAGAGAGCCCGTTACCGAAAGACTTCCACTGAAAGATGCAACGTCGGTCGCTTCGGTTGATACGAGAGTGCCACTTACGCCGCCACCGCCGCTTGCGGCTGCATAGGCGGCAGCAGCGAAAAGGACGCCGGTTGAATAACCGATCGACATGCCAGTGATGGCACCGCCGGTATTGTTAAAAACAGCGACCGAGACGATGGCCCCATTGATTGTGTTTGTTGAAACCGCTGTCGCGCCGGTCCAGGTCCCTGCCGATCCCGCCAGGGCTATCGCCACCACGCATCCGCCTGCGGGGACGTTTATTGTACCGCTTCCGCCAGAAGCCGGCGTAAGGGTTGCGGACGGTGTAGCGGAGGCGGCACCTGTAATCGAAACAGCCGTACTGGAAACCAGAGCGGAAGACGCCGAAAGCGTTCCTACGACGTTGCCGCTGGTACCAGTAGGCACGATAGCGGCGAGCAGGCCAACGGAGCCGAAACTACCTGTATTATTTGTAACGGAGGCGGTGACGCCGCCAACTGTTCCCGACGATGTAGATGCCGAAGCGGTACCATTAATGTACGCATCGACGATCAGGCGTCCAGAAAACGCCGTACCAAAAGTGACGCCGCTTACAGTCGAGGTTGTCCCGGTTGTGCCCGTGCGCGCTGTTGTGTCTGCTGCCGAGCCTGTGGCCGCCATTATCCCCTCACCTCTAAGGGCTTCATGGGTTAACCGTGCGTGATACTGCCGCTCGTAATCGTAACGGTGCCGCCGGACGTAATGGTGGTGGTGCCGAGCACGATGTCAGTCCCAGATGTTCCGACAGTGAGGCCACTGCAAATCGTAGTCCCAGCGTTATTGCGGAGCTCAGCTTTTGCGGCCGTCCCGCTCGCCGACGCAGTCGCGGACAATGGCGTGCCGGAGAGCGTCAGAACGCCGCTTGATACGGTGCCGGGCGTCGTTCCGAGGGGGATCGTCACCAGTACACCAGTTGCACCGCTCAGCGTCGAAGTGCCAATGACGAGGCTTCCCGCGGTCGCTGAGCCGGTCGAGGCTGCGACCGTAAGGCCGGCGATCAGATCGGCAACAAGCTGCATGCGCGAACTTTTTAGAGAGGTAGAATAGATAACAGACATGATATGTGGTTCCTGTTATTGGGCTCTGGCAAATTTGCCGTGAAGTCTATTTGCGGCCACCCTGTAAGCAGCAGCCGCTTCCGTCTTGTGAGCAAAAACCCCGAGGTAATGCCTTTTTTTATTGAAAGTGATGAGCCCGCACCAAGAGCCATCTGGTTTTTGCCAAATGCCTTTCGTGCCGCTCCGATTGTCCCTATGAGCGCCCGCATTGCAGGCATTTTCGACAACACTCGCGAGACGAAGGTTATCGATTCTATTATCTGTTTTGTTTAGGTTCTTGTGATCGATGAACTCGGGAGGCCATACTCCATGCACCCAGAACCAAGCTAAACGATGCTCTAGCACTCGCTTTTTAAGCAGAGTGACGTAACGATAGTCGTTAGGGCGAGCTTCACCGCCGGCGCGACTTCCCACGACGGTCTTAGAAGAGATTTTCTTTTTCCAGGTGAAGTGACCGGTCATGGTGTCGTAGTCCAAAATCTCTCGCACCAATTCATGCGTGAGCACGACGGACATTTAGATTCTCCTGGAATGTCGAAGTGAGTTATGGCGTGGTGCCGGTAATGCGCACGGTCATTGGACCGGCATTGAACGTCGAAGTCAGGCCGAGGTTATTCAGATCGCTGAGGGCAGTCGTAAAGCCCGCGCCCCACGTTTGAATTCGGGCGTCTTCCTTGATATAGGGCGCCGATTCCAGGAGCGCCCCGTACAGGTACAGATCAGGCGCGAGCGCCAGCAGCCAATTAGTGGAATTGTCCGCTAAGGCAGGAATATTCTGCCGGTAGACCATCTCAATGGTGTAATTCTGGTCTGGCGTCGGCGCGAGTTCGATCTCATCGCCAAAGATCGTAAAGTATTGCGGAAAGCCAGTCGCATCGCCCCGCATCGTTCGGTATTCATCCAACTGGATTCCAGACATGAATTCCAACTGAGGCTTACAACTAGCACTCGATACCCTGATGCGCCGCATCGACTGAAAATCAGCAGGCAGTGCAATAAACTCAGGTTCAGAAGCTCCCGGATCGATGACGATGGTCGACCGCTGCTCCATCTGCCGTACGAACAGGTCTCGATTTAGCTTGGCTTCGCAAAGCTGGATGAAGGTGGGAATGCGCGCAATCAGGGTCGTGTCCTGGTCGCGCGCAAGGTATTCTACAACGGCCGCTTGGAGGTCGGTGTAGCTGGAGATCATCAAATGACCTCGGTCACATAAAGCGTCCCGCCAGCCGCAACCTGAACCGCAGATACTTTCTGGCCTGGTGAACAAGTGAAGTATTCAGGCTCTAACGCCGGCAAGTAGGCACCATTAGTGGCCGATGGCGTCGTCCCGTCCGTTGTCACGAAAGCATCCGTTGTGACGACAACGCGAACTTTGTAGGTCTGGGTTCCGACGCCATTGGTGATGGTACCGACCGTTGCTGTATAGGCGACGTTCTGCGCCGCGCCGAGCCGGGCTGTGCCGATATATTGCATCATTTAGACTCCTTCAGGAGACCAAGCCGGCAGACCAGCCGGCCATGCCAGACTCGCTCTTATCGACGCGCAGGAATTTCCAGTCCGGATCTTCGATCTTGCGTTCGATCAACGCATCGAATTCAGGCGTGAATATCCGCAGATTGACGTTGCCGCGGTCCCATTCTTCCCGAAGCCATTTCTCGAGGAAAATATTCGGGATATGGGCTTTGTGTCGTCCCCAGTCGCTCTTTTGGGAAAGAGACTGGAGGAATTTGTTGTATTCGATATGAGGTTCGACATCCTGCACGCGCTCGATTGCAAAGCGATTTTCAGATGGATCAACGTGCAGGATGGTCTCTATTTCGCTCATGGGGATCAGAGTGCCCGGATGACGAGGCCGAAAGCCCCCGGAATACTCGCACCCGTCCCGCCGGATGGTGTGAACGTGATGCAATCACCTTCGTTGACGTAAACACCTGAAGTTAAGCCGGCACCGACAAGCGGTAGTTCAACCGAGGGATTGTTTCGCGCACCCGTGCCAGCCGCGATCGTGAGAGCGCCATTGAAGATATCCGACCCGCCGTTAATGGTGACGGCAACGGTGGTGGTACCAGTTGTGGTGCCGCCGGCCGCAGCCATACCGCGCTGGACATAGCCAGAAACTGGAGCAACCGCCGTGACGGCAACAGGCGTAGTAGCGATAGAAGTAGTCGATTCAGAAACGACCTGTTCGAAGAACGGCCGCGGTAAAGGAAGTGGCATTTGAGCCTCCAAAGAAAAAGGCCGTCCTTGTGGGACGGCCAGTGAGGTTGAGGATGAAGGCTAAACGTCAGCTAACCGTATTATCGAACACGCCGCCGGAAGCCTTCTCGTTGCGGGCTTCGAGGGCATACTCGGTCACCATGACGGCTTTCTCGGTATCGCCGGTCTTCGCGAGGTTGAATGCGACCATCGCGCGGCCCGGCAAGTGAGAGATGGCCCACTTCGCGGTCTCGAGCACGAAGACATCCCGAGCACGGATATTACGGCTCGGAACCACCTTCAGCTTGCCGAAGTCCGAGTCATAGGCATCGACCGCAGCCACGATCTTGCGGCTCGAAGTCTGCTCGATCGGCGTGCCGCGGCCCGTGAAGGTCGAGAACGCCTGCTTATTGAAGGCGCCGGCCATGATCATGTTCGGCTTGCCGCCCTGAATCCAGCAGGCCGACAGAACCGCCTTGAGGCGCGCTTCCGTGAATGCCTGCTGCGTGCCATCGGTACGAGTCCCGGTACCATCCGCCGCAGAAGGATCAGCGCCGCTCGCACCCTTCGAGGTGTTGGTCTTGATCCAGGAATCCAGCGACGCGGTTTTACGCGCGGTGCCATCTGCGCCAACCACCTTGGCCTGATTGGTGCCCGACAGGATGGCGTCCACGTCGATCTTGAGTGCTTGGCCCTTGAGCATCTTCTGGTAGCCGAGCTCGTCGGCGCGGCCGGCGTGCTTCACTGCCTCCTGGGTGCCCGTGACAGCGGCAGACTTGCGGCTGATCTGATGCACGTTGCCCAGACGAACGGTGATGTTGGCAGAGTCGACCGTGACATCATCGCCTTCGAGCTGTGCGTTCCCGGTGTTGGTGCTGTCGATCGCGACAGTCTGCCATTCATGGAGAACCGCTTTCGCGGTGATCTTCTCGACAGACGAGAAGAACGGGGTTTCGGTCGGGGAGATCTTCCAGATTTCGTCCGACAGGTCTTCGCGGTTGCCGACCGCTTCGTAAGTAGCAAGAGTACCGCCAGGGAGTGCCATGGTTCTGTTCCTTTATGTCCGGCGCGCACGCCTTGCCTGATACAGGGCAAAGGCATCATCGACGCTTCCGGACTCTGAGAGGTTGCGTGAGAGGGCTTGGAGGTTTTCAGTGCGCGCGGCTCCCTTTGCGGGTGCAACGCCCGGCCGTTGAACCGGCGGAACATTCTTTGGAATGGCTTTCGGAGCGGACTTCTGAAGTTCTTCGTATTTCAGGGAGTTCAGGAGGATTCGCTGAAAGCCGGCGCTGTAGATGAAAGGCTTTTCACCTTGGTCAGCGAAGGTCGCGAGGTCCTTATCCGAGTAATCGAAGCTCTTAAGATGGTCGATTGCCTTGGTCGTGAGCGCGGCGAGCTTCACCGGGTCTTTTACATCCGGCACGAACTCGGCAAGCTTGTCGGTTTCTTCAGCCTGATATTTGTTCAGGTTGGACACGCGGTCGCGTGCCTGCCGATCCTTTGCCTGCTGCGCTTCCTGCATCACACTAGCGATCTTCTGCTGGTGCGTATCCCACTGGATTTTGCGGAGCGGATCTTCCGCGGCCATCCTTTCCACATCCGCCATCGACTTGATGTCAGGATATTGGTGGGAGAGGAAGTCCTGGATATGCCGCTCGACTTCGGGCAACTTTGCTTCGTATGCTTTCCTTGCCTGTTCCGCTTGCACTTGCAGAGCTTCAGCAGCCTTGCGAGTTTCAGCGGCCTCATTTTGAGTCCGGCGGAGTGCGGTTTCCCTCGCCTGTTCGCGTGCGGCAATCTTCTCTTGCGCGGCGCGAGGATAGGTCTGGAATTCCTCTTTCTCCTCCTTCGTCCAAGACCTCGGCGGCTCGATGGGCGGAAGTTCTTCTTCCGGTTCGGCTACCTCGGGTTCTTCGCCGCTGGGCTGCTCTTCAGCAGGTTCGGCGTTGCCTTTTTCAGGCAATTCCTGTTCGGCGGTCGCGGCTTGCGCGCTCTCGGCCGGTTTTGACTTTTTGGCGATATAGGCCTCGTAGGCCTGCGCCTCTGACATGGGTTCAGCGTCGAGATTCGCCGGGGAGATGGCAGCAACGGGTTCGTCGCCGCCAACTGGGGCGTTGGCTTCGTCAGACATGAATGATCCTATGTTTGTAGTTTAAGGCCGAACTTCCGGCCAGGTTTTCTGCCGTTCGGCAGCTTCAGCGAGTTCTTTCAGCTCACGATTGGCGAGCTTTCCGTTCTGGACGATCGTGCCCAGATGGTCCTTCACCTTGCGCAGCACATTCACTGCAAGGAATAGCTTTTCCCGGGCTCCAGCGGCGTCGATATGCGTTAGAAACAGCGCCTTAGTGTATTCCTGCTCCAGATCGGCGAACGCTTCATTGAGCATCTCATTGCCAAGAAGCTGCTCGGCGCGCATGGCGCGCTCGGCGTCTTTCAGGAGCTTGGCTTCGTCGATCACGCCGGCTCCTTGGCTTGCGCCATCTTCTGATCATGGCTCTGTGCGGTCGCAATGAGACCTAACGTGCCCTTCTGCAGCGTATGCTCGTGCAATTCTCGCTTGTGCTGCATGTCGAGCATGTGCTGCTCATGGGCTCGCTGGTCGGCGCGCTCCTTGAGTTGGGCTTCCAACAGCGCCAACCGCTCCTTGAGCTGGTATTCGCGCTCGGTCTGGATCATTTCGGCTTGGGTCTTACGATCCTGCGCCGCGATGTCAGCTTGGGACTTGCTCTGGTCGATCAGGGCTTGGCTTTGGTCCTTGGCCTGATCATGCTGCTGCTTCTGCTGCTCGAGCTGCATCTGGCCTTGCACCTTGACCATATCGGGGCTCGGCTGCGGCTGTGGCGGCGGATATTTCGGGCTGCCATCCGGGTTCTTTTCAGACGGGTCGTTGAAGAAATCGTCCGGGTTCTTGTAACCCGAGATTTTCACGATCGCGGATGCGCTATTGTAGAGCTTCTGATCGTCGACCAGGTTGGTCTTGCCGCCCGACAGCATTTCCTTCTGGATGTTCGCAATGCCCATCATCTTGGCGAACTGCTCGGCTTTGCCACCATCCCCGAGCCCGACCTTGACTGACATATCATTGCGGGTTTTCCAGGAGCGCGGATCGGTTTGTACCCAAGTCTTACGGACTCGGAACGTTGCGGCTTCCTGACCATGCTTCCTGATCACAGCATGAAGCAGCGAAAACATATCGCGCACGCCGGTTTCAGCGAAAATCCGCGCAATCAGCTTCATCTTGGCTTGGGAGGCCGAGAAAGCCTGCGCAACAGCTGTGGCGCTCTGGTTGATCAGGGCATTGGCATCGACACCCTGCCCTTGACGCGTCACGCCGGTACGCATTTCCTTGATCGTATCCATGTACTCGAGCGCAGGATACGTCGAGGCGGAAACGTCGGGGACAACTTGCCAGTTCAAGCCGCCGACTGTCTTGGTCCGGATCACCCCGCCAGGCCGGGACACCAACAGGTCATCCAAGGTATTCGGACCCGCGTTCGATTCCGCGACCTCAACCCGGGGATTGTTCGACAGATACTTGTTGTCGAGCAGCGAGCGAAGGAGCGCGGTCTTGATCCGCTGAATATCCATCACAAGGTCAGCGATCGATCGACCAAAGAACCGATGTGTAATCGGAACCGGCGTCATCGAGGCAAACGGGATCACATCGCAGGGCTCGCAGGCCATCTTGCCGTCACGAGTCATGACCTGACCCATTTCGCCGCCGGTCACGACCTGGTAGAGATCGGCCTTCCCGTTGCCCTTGTAGTCCATCCGAACATAATGCTCGGTGATCTTGACGATCTGAGCTGATTTGTTGGCCGAGCTCACCGCCCAGAAGGCCTCATCAACGGTATCACGAGCCATTTCCTCGGTGTTGTTCGTGCCGTTGTAGTCTTCCAGCGCGTTGACTTCATCCTCGTCATAGCCTTCCGCAATGAGCTGAGCGCGGCTTTTGGTGACGACCTCATGGAAGCAGTAATTGCAATCCGCGATCGTGCGGGCGCTGCGCTCAATCCCGAACTCTTCGGGAGGAACGCCAAGGACTTTCGCCTGCTGATAAGTCTTGGTCCTGACGATCTTGACATCATGCAGGTTGATCGGAGGTCCTGGCTGGCCTGACACTGGATCTGGTGCGCCCGGCTCCTGCCGCTCAGTGTGCTCGACAATCTCCAGTCCGGAATCCGGCGCGAGGACATCCTGCGCCAGCATGGCAAACTGATCGTCCTGCAGATCGTAATAGGTCTCGTCTTCGGACTGTTCGCGCTTTTCCCACCAAATCTTGACGAAGCCATTCTTCGATAGCAATGAATCCTTGATGAAGGAATACATCACCATGAAGCCGGGATTCTGCTGCATGAAGACGTGGTTGACGTAGTCGGTTTCCTGCTGCGCAGCGGCTTCGTCGTCGGCGCCGGCAGGCTCGAACTTCACGACTTCGTCCGATGAACAGAAAATGTCCATCAGCGATGGCATCAGGCCTTCAATAGTATCGGCAACGTCGGACGAAACAGCGCGCGACCGGCCTTCCTGCGCCGGCATGTCCGCACGCATGTCCCCCAGGTAATAGTCTTCGGCGCGCTCGCGGTCGATAGAGAGCCGGGCTGACTGAAGCGCGGCAAGTGCATCCGCCTTCTGGCTCCCCAGCATCGCGCCGAGAACTTCTGGGGACATTTCTTTGCCGGCCATTACTTAGCCCACTGAGCCGGAACAGCGCGCAGCTTCACAGCGATCTCGCCTCCACAAATCCTCAGCCCGACCGTTTTCGAGACCAGAAGCTGAGCGAATTTCATGTCGCCGGCATGCAGGGCAACCTTGATCGCGAGCCGCGTCTTATCGATCTCGGCGGCGATCACGTCAGGCGTCCACTTCATGCGTAGCCCTGGTTGGCGTATTGGAGTGGACGGTTGAACGCGCGAGTCCGGCTTGGCTCTTCGTAAACGATTGCCATCAGGCCGAACGCATCCGCAGCATGCGACGACCAATCGTGATCAGGACCGAGACCCACATTGCGCGCCTCATCCTTCTTTTCATGGTAGAAACCGAGAGCATCTCTGCCAGGCTCGGTTGTCGCTTCGTTAAACCAAAGTTTCGGGCCAATTCGTCTCACCGCTTCAACGCGCATCATCGCCGCGCCGGTTCCCTGGTTTTTCACAGGAGGCTCAACCTGAAAGCCTGCATCTCTCAAATGATCTTCAAAGCGCTTGCCGATTGGATCTGGCTTCACACCGTCGTGCGGCAGATACATCGTCACGTCCTGATGCCCACGCTGGCGTAATAACGCCGTGTAGTAGCCGATCGGTTGACTTTGGCCCTCGATGTAATCGAGTATCTTGATCTGATCGCCAACAAACTGAGCGATCCAAATTGCGTTCGCGTCGGCCTTGGCGCCTGCACCCCCGATGTCCCAGAATCCCTTGATGGGCAACAACGGGTCAGCCGAAACAACGCCTATGCGGCCTTCCTGCCGTGCCCTGGATAGCAACTGCGCGAAGTACGCCCCCTCGAATGCCGTGGCATATTCACCGTCCCACACATGCCCGCAGCGTTCGGGGTATTTCTCGAGATCGATTGCCCGTTCGTCCTTCAGGACTTGCGGGAACCAGGGATTATCTTTCCAGTTCGCTTGGACAACGGCCGCATTATTGGGCCGTTTGCCTCGCAAGAAATCATCAATCGCATCAGACTTTCGCCGCGGATTCCAGCTCGCCCAAATCTCAGATCCTTCGGCGCGGATCGTCGGGCGCAGCATGGTCAAGCTACGAGCAGTCAGTGTCTGGGCTTCCTCGACCCAGGCCCGCTTGAAGTTCTCCAGCGACTTTATCGATTCCGCCGTGTAATCCTGCATGCCCTTGAAGATGATCACGCCATCTTTCGGAGTGCGAATTGAATCGTTGTAGACCTTGAACCCGTCAGCTTCGCCAAGCCCGAATTGGCTCAGTTTGTCCTCGATCAGGAGCTTGGCGCTTTCCTTGAGGTCTTTCTGGACCTCACGAATGCAGACTGTACGCAATCCTTCCCCGGAATTACCCGGCTCGATCAGAGCATCCTCGACAGCCAGGCCGGCGAAGAAATGCGATTTTCCAGAACCGCGACCACCATGCGCGCCCTTGTAGCGGGCAGGCTTGAGCAGCGGCTCAAACACCCTCGCCGTTGGTATCCGCAACGTCCTTGATGACACGCTCGATCCGATGGATGAGTTTGAGGGGGCTTTCTTCATCACCGCCGATCGTTACGGCTGCGAGCCTTGCATGCATGAACGGGGCGGCATCACGGGCGCACTCTTGCGCCATCTGACGGAAACCGGCTGTTTTCTTTACCTGCGCCAGCAATGCCTTGAATTGTTCTTCGGGCGTATCCGCTGACACCTTACCGGTAAATTCAGAAACAGTTAGGCCCTCTAGAGTCGCTTCGGCGTCGAGCGCAACCTTCTGGAAGTGCCGCATGTTCTCCAGCATCACCTCTAGCGGAGACTTGCCCTCAGCTAAGGCTTGCTCAGCAACCTCACGGGTGCGCGTCGTAACGGCGCCTGCGGGCCTTCCAGCCCCAATCCTCTTACCGCCGTGTGCCATCTTGATTAGACTTGATTGATTTCAATGTTACTTCCCAATTTTCCCAAGCAGACCCTTCGCCCGAGACCGGATATTGCTCTTCTCCGAGCTCGTCAGGCCCTTGGCTTTGTTCACGTCTATCAGGGCTGCCTTGGCGTGGTTCTTGTCAGTGATCGGAAACGAGCGGTTCGGGCCGGCGAATTTGCTGGCGGGCAGAGCCTTGCGCTGTTTGGATGAAAGCTTGCTCATTGTGCATCCTCTGGGGGCATGTTGCTGATTTGGCCGAGCTCGGCGCGGGCGGTGGCGGTCTCATCCTGAATCGTCTTGACCATGCTGCCGGTGACTTGCTTGGTCTGCGCCGTGACCTGCTGAAGATCGCCCACAGCCTCACGGACTTGAGCGATACCGTCAGCACGAGCCTGCGCGAGGCCATCGCGAGCTTCGTTCATGATCGCACGAATGCTTGCCGCAAAACTGCCCGGAGCCGGTTTGGCTGGTGTGGGGGGTGCTGCGGGCGCAAGGGTCACAGTCGGAAGCGGATCGGTCATGACGGGTCCGGCAATCTGGTTGATCTTCTGGACATTCAGAGCTGCGGCGATTTGGGTTGGTGATGATCCTGCTGGCACTTGGGCTGTCTTGTCGCCCAACGTGTAGACCTCGGTCTTGCCGCCCTCACCTACCTGCATGGTGAGATCGGCCCCCAACTGCTCCCTAAGCTGCGCAATGCCCATCTGTCGTTCTCTGGCTAGTTGAGCTACGGCTTGTGATAGGTCTCTGGCGTAAATGCTGAAACGAAGGGGGGAGAAGCCACTTACTGCGTTTTCCATCCCTGACATTCACGCATGCAACGACAACTAATTGCAGGAACGTGACGCGCGCGGGCGTCTACGCCAAACGGCGCAGAGAAGCACCCTTGGCATTTTTCACCCCAACAAATCACCGCATCATCCTTCGAAGGAGCGGCTGGATTCACGCCAGAAGCCACATCGGAACCTATTTCCATGAGTCCTCAAAGGAAAAACCCCGCGTGGATTCCTCCAGCGGGGCGCAAATCACAACCATTGCATTTCGCCTACACGAATCAGAATTTCGCCACAAGCCCCCATTTTACTTAATTCCCAACTCATGCGCCAAGGCGTTGAGTCCCAGCCGGATATCCCCAAGCTCGCGATCGTTCGGATATCGTTCTTCAACACAGACCTGGCGCATCACAACTAAGAACGTCGTGCCACGTCCGAGTGATCGACCGAGCGATAGTAGCCGCTCAAAACAGCCGTCATATCGCGAGCGAAGGGCAAGGACTCGCTTGCGGTGCTCCTCGGCGTCATGTCGTGCATCGTCGGCAGAGAACGCATAGGCGGGCGCCGCAACGCCACCCACATCACTTCCAGATCGAGGTGATCCGAACGGAAGCCCGAACGTCCCGGCATAACTGCGGACCAAGAGCGCCCATTCGTTGCCGGTGCGATGCTGGAGCTCGGAAATCTGATCTCCGAGCCGAAGCCGCCCCAGCGGATACCCAAGCAATTCCGACTTCCGCGCGTCGCCCTTGGCATCTCGTCGATGCGGCTGATTCAGCACCACAGAAAAGTCCACGATCTCCCCCCTTGATTTGCCGCTCGCGTCCCGAACGACGTTCGTCTTCCGCGGCCTTCCCCGCTTGGTCGCCGGAATCCCCGTTCTCCGGATGTTGCGCTTGCTCACGATTGCCTCTGCCCCCTGCATTTCAATGCTTCCCCATCATTCGAGCCACAGCTTCAGCGCTCACGAGCGGCTTAGGACCATCCCCAATGACCTTGGCAGGCCCTCTCTCAACACTAACGGTAGAAGTTATATTTCTTTGTGTATGTGTCATGCTTGAGCAAATCCTAGCATTTGCTTCAATGATGGCTCGGTTCATCTGTGTTCGACTCCCACCCTTGTAACCGGCCGCAGCTCTCTTCTCCGAAACCTCGACCCGTTTCTGAATCTCGACCTCGACGCGCTTGTGCTTCCAGCCGTCATAAAAGAACGCCTGGAGCGTTTCCTTTGTATCCAACCAAATGCGTAGCGGAAGTTTAGCAATTGCTGCTAGCTGTTTGTCGTCAGACGGCAACTCGCGCTTGCGCCAATAATGCATGAGCAGGAGTAAATAAGCGCCGTGCTGGGTGGTCGTTAGATGACCGGTGTCCGCCAGATAGTCTCCGACGTTTAGCGGCATCCAGAGGTCTCTTTTGCTCAAGACTCCATTCCTAATGCGTTAAGATATGTCTCGAGGAGGGCCGCCTCTTCGGCACGCGCTGATGGGTCTTTCTTACGGATTGCGACGATCTTACGGAGCGTTTTTGGGCAATAGCCTGCGCTCTTGGCTTCTAGGTAGATTTCCTTAATGTCCTCAGCTATCTCAGCCTTTGCGGCTTCCTCGTGCTCAATGCGCTCGACAAGGGATTTAAGTTGAGAATTGCTGTTGTGGCCCCGATCGGTCATCTGACAAAAGCCTTTCTGTCGTTCCAATAGGTAAAGTTTCGAATCCGGGTAATCGCAGAGCGAGACACACCAAAGAGAAGAGCTATCTCTTTGTGAGTCATGTTGATGATGCTTCTGATCTGTCGAACTTGGGCAGCACTCAGCTTTGCTCGGCAATGGCGTTCGCCACGCAAATCTCTTCCTTTTCTTACCTTGTCGGCCATATTGTCAGCCTGAGTTCCCAGAAAGAGATGCGAGGTGTTAACGCAAGCGGGAACGTCACATGCATGGCAAACATGCATGGAATCAGGGATGGGCCCATTTTCCCATTCCCAGGCCAGCCGGTGAGCGAGATAAATTCTGCCTTCTATGCCGAACATCCCGTATCCAGCTTTATTGCGACAAGCCGTCCAGATATGACAGCCATTCGCGTCATCGATCACCTTGTCGAAAAAGCGAGTCTTAGGAGGAGCAAAGCTTCCCGACATGCGGACCCTCGCTTTGATCAATTGCTATGGGAACGCGGTTGCACTCGAGATTCTGTTCAATGATCGAATTGCCGGGCTTGTCGAAGTCCGGCATTACATATCGCCAATGGCCGGTAAGATATTTCTCGGCCATTCCTTCTGTTGGGACGCTCTTGCGGATCGTGGTCACGCCGCCCTCTTCCTCACATCCCGCCGCAACCGCCGGAACTGCGTCTTCTCGATCTCGTTGAGCAAATGCTGGTAGTCGATGCTCCGCGGTTTAAAGTGCGGTTTCGCCGCGATAAGCGCCGCATAGCGGGCGTCGAGCGGTAAGCGCCGAGTGCGGTCTAGCAAAAGAATTAAGTTCATGCTGTCCTCGCAAATTCACCAAAGTACTCAATCGCAGCCGCGCCATATGCAGCGTGCGCTTCTTCGGCCGTGTGGAAGTAACCGAGGAAAATTAGTTCATCGCCAACCTTGATTTGGGTGCGCCACTTCTTGCCCTTGTGGCAGGCGTGGTAATAGGCACCCTTCAAGCCTGAGCGGTTATTGGACTGAACTTTCTTGTTCCGCTTTTGCTCGCGAGAGGTCGCAAGCCGCAAATTATCGATTGCGTTGTTCGAAGGATCGCCGTCGATATGGTCTATTTCGCCGCCGCCGATGGTCAGGCCATGGACATAAATCCATGCTAGACGATGTGCTCCGAGCGAGCCGAACCCTGGCACCTTGATGAAAACGTAATTGCGGTTAACCGTCCCGGCCTTCTTGCCGAGACATAAACCAATCTTTCGGGGCTCTTTCTTCCATGTAAAAACTCCGGAAGATGGATCATAATCGAACCAATCTGTAAGCACCGACTGAGATGGAAGCGGCAACGGCTTCATGCTTGCACCTTTGCGCTCAGCCCGGAAACGATCTCTGCGAGCGCAGAATCAGCGCCCATCATTTCTTCTATGCGCCTGACCGCCCAGATCACGGTACTATGGTCTCGATTTCCGAACTTTCTTCCGATGTCAGGGAACGATCGCGGCGTAAGTTCTTTGAGAAGGTACATCGCCACTTGGCGAGCGAGCACGATCTTCTTGGTCTTCCGAGCAGATTCGAGGTCAAGAACCGGAACGTCGAATTGCTCCGAAACGCACTTCTTGATGTCGTGAACGGTCGGATATTTATTGACGTTAGGAATGGGCTCGAAGCTATCGATCCACTTCTGAAAGGCCGATCGAGGCCCCCGTTCGGAGTGCGTCGGCTCAGGATCTGGAACAATTTCCTCTACAACAGGTTCTTCTAAAGCCGGTTCGCCGTGATGCTGCCTAAGCATGGCAAGCAATAAGTCGGTGGATTTTCTGTTTTTAACACGAATGTATTCTTCGGAGCCGTAGTCAATCGCGAGCATTTTCCCCCCATTTCCTAAGTTACGTTATCTTCGTTCGAGCCGGCGCCGCTCGCGCCGAACTCTCCACCACTCGATTAAAAGTCTCAGTAACCGCATCGAACTGTCCCTTGAGCGCTAGTATTCTGGTCCGCTCTGTCTCGATCTCTGCTTCGACGCGATCACAAATCCGGCTGTACTGATCGAGAATATTCCACCCTGTTATCCATCCGGGCTGTTTTGCTTCGTCGCCCTTGATGAATTTCCTTAGCCAGCTCGCAGATGTTCCTACTGTCGACGCGACAGATTCATAAGCCGCCATCCGCGAGCCGGTCTGTCGCTCTGCCCTTTCAACTAAGAAATTGGCAGCGCTTCTCGTTAAAGCCGTTACCTCGATCATTGGCGATCTGCGGTCATTAATTGGTTCCACTTTTGAAACTCCACGCTGTTTATTGACGGCATGAAGGACGCATCAAACAACACACACGACGAACACTCGACTTTCGAACCCATCGGCCTGGCAGCCAAACGGTTCACGAAACTATTAGAAGCCTGCTTTTCAAAGCGACACGAAGAACAGAAGAAAGAGGCTGACCGGGATGCTCAGCGCAGTAGCGACGAGCAGAAGAAAGCCGACGAGCACACAGAGGCAGTCAACCGCCGCTTGCGCGAGCTCGCCTCTTTCGAAAGGAGGTTCGGGAACAAGGACCGATCCTGAAGGAATACACATGTCACGCAGCGTATCCGCGTGCAGAGCGTCCGGCTGGTGATATGCCCCCGTCATCGGCCGGACGTTCATTGCCGCCCCCATCGAATTGCTTTGCCAATCACGAGACCCAGCGGGATCTGCGCGAGAAAGTAGATTGCGAGAACGAAGTGCCACGTCATTGCAGTTCCTCATTGGAACAGGTGGACGAGTGATGTATGGGCCACATCAGACGAAATACGGAGAGGACAGGAAAAGCCTTCAAATAAGGGGTTTTCAAAGTTTCCCGTTTCGATACATGGCGCACTGCCGCGACGATTTCCGCGAGATATTTCTTGCCGTAGAGGTAATTCGGTATCATTCTCCGCCACACAAAAACCAGAAACAGCAATCGGCGGGGACGGGGAATGAGCGAAGAAGAACTTCTTGCTCAGAGCGCGAATGCTCCAACAATGTATTTCGATGGATTTGGTTGTTTTCAAAAGCTCAACGGCGTTCTGCGCTGCGTTGGCTATATTCATGGCTCCGGTGCGCAACTGAACTTGATCATGTCCCTGTCGGGCGCGGATGCGGCCAACCAAGAAGCCAGGAAGGTTCTCGAGGGCAAGACCTCCATCATGGTGCGGCTCAAGGAGAGCGTACTCGCTCATTGAGCGGCCTCACGCGGTTCATCAAGCAAGAAATCTTCAATCCTCACTGCGCCTCCGGTCGCAACGCTCAAGCGTTGAGCCAGCTTCATGGACACGCCGCGCTTGCGTTGAAGGATCAGCGAAAGGTGCGGCTCCGAGCACTCGGTCTCGGATGCCAACTTGGCCTGGCTGATTTCGGGATGGCTGTCCATCCACGATGCGAGGGGGTGCGGCTGCTTCGTTTCCATGCCCGACACTTTGCCAATAGCAAAGTCCGGTTGTCAAGCATTTCTTTGCTGGCTGGAAATGGACACCGGCCGGTACCCGAGTCATGCATTAGGCATGGTCAAGAAATCAAAGCCTCTCGTGCCCCGCCCCCGTAAGCCAAAACCGCCCCTTTATGTGGGTCCCTGGCTGCGGCGGCTCGGTTTGAGCCAGGTTGAGGTGGCAAAAGCGGCCGATATCGGGGAATCTCACATGTCCCTCATTATCAGCGGCGACCGTTACCCGGGCCCGGGCGCTTTAGCAGCCATTGCTGAGGCTATGGGGCTCCCTGAAGCGGCCTTGAAGAGACTGCCTCCTGACGAGGCCACCGTCTCTGCCATCGCCGGGATCGACCCTGCAATTCTCGCTAGACTGTCCTCCCGCACCACCCACTAGGAAGAATTTTCGGCCTCATTTGCTATTAGCAAAGTTTTCGCTTGACGAATAACTTTGCTACTGGCAAAGTCTGCAAATCAGTTATGGTTTCAGACGGCGAAAACAATGCAGAGTCTAAAATGCGCACTTTGCGGGAAAGAGATCGAAGCTTCCTCGAAGCGCATCAAATATTGCGGCGGTGAATGCTTCCGCGCTTCAGAGCGCGCTTACGCCAAACGCCATCGCGCCCGGTTTAGCCCAGAGCGCAAGCGCGCATTGGATATTGTCCAGACAGCTCTGTGTCGCGGCAAGCTGATACCCGCGCGTTGCGAAGTGTGCGGGAAAGGGATCGTCGAAGCCCATCATGATGATTATGCCGCGCCGCTCGACGTGCGTTGGCTCTGCCGATCCCATCACCGGAAACATCACCAGCAGTTCGGCGCCGGCCGAAATGCGTTCGCTCCTCAGTAGGACATGAACATGAAAACCTTCGGAATCCTTATCTTCCTGACCCCCATTGTTGTCCCGGTCATGTTGGCCGCGTCCTGCAATCTACTCGGCTGGTAGGAGCGAACGATGATCAACCAGCGCACCCACTACTTCCAGGATGCAACGGTCATCACGGGCTTGTGCCCGAATGGCGAGTATGGCGCTTACCGCGAACAGGATGACGGCCGGGTCCGGGGCTATGGCCACACCCGCCTTGCTGCGATCGCAGACCTCAATGAGGTGGTGGGCAATTCCGATGACGAAAGCGATCCGCGGGCCGATGCCGTTGCGGCCGAGCGCGACCACGCTCGCGACTTCCTCAAGCATGAGGTTGTGTCGTGACCAGCCAAGACCTCGCAAACGAACTCCTCCAATGCTGGCAAGCTCTCTGGGCATTGTCGCCCCCCGAACGGATCAAGCGCATCGATCAGTTGGCCGCGGAGCTCGCCAAGCACAACGAAGAATTGGCCCTCGTGGCGCGTGAGATGGAGATCGCAGCATGACTTTGGCTGATTGGGATCGAGAAGTTCGTCCTCACCTTCATTTCATCGAAAGTGGAGCAGCAATGGCTGCCCGACATGCCAGACTGCTTTCCGTCAAGCCTGGATTTGAGACCATTGCGGAAACCGAATTATCTCAGGCTGAGGAAGTCCTGAGGAACGCATTAACACAGATTTCCGGAGCCAAGGCGCTCTATCACGCCAAGCCATCGGAGCAGGCGTGATGCAGCTTACGGCGTGTGAAGATTGCGACAACGTACACGAACAAAGCCGGAAGCAATCTCCGCGGTCATGGCTATGCGTCAAGTTTCCTCGTCTGGAAAACCTCAACGCAGTGGCCCCTACCCTTTGGGTCCACGCCGAACCATACAATCGTTGCGCCAATATCAATCTTGGTCATTGTCCCTGCTTTGTGAAGCGTCGGGACGGGCAGAAAGAGAATGGGCTTTAAGATGTTCGACAAATTGAAAGCGCCCTTCCCTCCCGATCGCGTCTCCTGGCGGGTCGGTAGCACCACGCAGGACAAGAAGAAAGGTCTCGCATTCGGCTACATCGATGCCCGCGACGTGATGCAGCGCCTAGATGAAGTCTGCGGCCCTGAGAACTGGCAGAACACCTATACCATAGCGGGCACGGCGATTGTCTGCAACATCGGCGTCCGAATGCCCAATGGTGAATGGGTCTGGAAAGCGGACGGTGCCGGCGCAACAGACGTGGAAGCCGAAAAGGGCATGATGAGCGATGCGTTCAAGCGCGCCGCAGTCAGGTTTGGGATTGGTCGGTATCTATACGATATTCCGGCTACATGGGTTGCGATCGAACCCATGGGTAAATCCTACAAAATTGCGGACGGTGAGCACGCTAAGCTTGAGGCGATACTGCGCCGAGGTGCAGCAGCTATCGCCTCGGTCCCGGCCTCCCATCCCAAAGCGGCTCCCGCAGTCGGAGATGAGAGCCGAAAGCTCTTCATTGAGGAGTGCGAAAAAAAGATCGCGACCTTCACCGATTCGGGCGATCTCGCTAATTGGTGGCGATCTGACGAGCAATCGCAAGCACGTCGGGACTTTGAACTATCCAAGTCTGAAGTTGACGGCCTGAAGGCGCTCGTCATTGCGAGAGCCGAGCTTACGAGGAAAGCAGCATGACCGCTTTCCGCGCGTGTTACGCAGACTGGAAGCTGATCAAGACCCGAAGCGTAATCCAAGTCGTCATGGAGATTCCACTTCAGGACGCAGATGCGGCCTATGAGGTGCTCGGCGGCATGCCAGCGCCATCACAGGAACGTTGGTTCGGGATTGCTGCACTCAAGGGCGGCAGTCCGCCCCCCTCATCAAGGCGCGATTGGCGGGATCTGTCGCCGCAACAGCAGGCAGGGATGCGATGCGAGGAAGCGGTGTTCATGTCATTTCTGAAAGAAAACCATCCGGACAATTGGAGAGAAGCCCTCGCTGATTCCGCAGAATGCGTTCGTCTGATCTGTGGTGTGAAATCGCGCTCCGAGCTCGCCACCAATCATAAGGCCCGCGTCATCTGGAAACAGTTGGATGACGAATACCAGGCGTGGTTGAGGGTCTCCGCATGAAGCCGCAAAGGATAATCCGACCCGACACGGCTTTCTCCGTTGCTTCGACCAAGCAACGGCGCCCGCGCGCAAAGGACGATGCTCATCGAAAGTGGATCGGGACATTGCGGTGTTGTATCTGCGGCGCTCCGAATCCGGATGCCGCTCATATCCGCACTGCAAGCGCCGTGCACGGCAAGTCATCTACCGGACTCCAGGAAAAGCCAAGTGACAAATGGATCACGCCACTTTGCCGCACGCATCACGACATGCAGCATTCGATGGAAGAGCTGAAGTTCTGGGCCAAGTTCGGAATCGACCCATTCACTCTGGCTCTCTCACTTTATGCCGTATCCGGCGATGACGAAATTGGCGAAGCGATTCTAAGAGCGAACCGAGCAAAGGTGACGACATGAGCAAGCCGAAAATCGTCAACGTGAGCGTAACGGTGCAGCTCGGGTCAGCGTTTCTGTCTCGTTAGAGAAAGGTTTTCAAATGGCTAGCACGCTGAAATGGCACCACGAGCTTACGAACGGCGTCGGCAAGTGCTCAGTGCCAATGTGGATGGGCGGTTGTCCGGACGGATTCTGCAATAAGCCGGCGTATGGGGAGCGACCACCGGGTCGCACATGGCGCGATGCGTATACGGGCGAGCGGCATCGCTTTGATGGTCGGTACAACGGCTACATTCCTGGGCTGGCCTGCGAAGCGCATGGCGGCCCTCCTCCGCGGCATTTCGGCGATCCATGCGTTCACTGCCATACGCCACATGATGACGTAGCGGTCGGCCCGTGCCCGGGTCTGAGCCAACCACTCGCAAAATAGCAGGATGCAAATGAGCAACGTGACTGACTTTCCTTTGGAACCAAAGCGCGATCTGATTAAAGAAATGACCGGCCCAGAGAACGGAGGCTGTTCCGTCGTCATCGATGGGCGTCTGATGCCTCACGTCGCAATGTACGACCGAGGCGAGGAAATCGATTTTGTGATCGATCATCGCCTCTCTTTTCCGTTCCCGCGCGAGCTGGCTCATCAGGCCGCTTCGTTCGCTTTTGCTGCCATGGCGATCGCCGCCGGCTTCCGCCACTACACCGGCAAGCACTACACCCAGCATGAATATGCGAGCAAAGTCGTTTGCCTTGGCGAGATTCCTAAATGACCAATTTAGAAAAGAAGCCTTCCGACGCGCCGGCCTGGTACAGCGCAGACGAGGCTAGTGCGTGGGCGAGCGGTTACAACTCGGCCATTGAGAACACCCGCGCCGCTCTTTCATCCCCAGGGGAGCGCGATCACGGAGCCGATCTGCAGGTCCTTGAGACGTTGCTAGCCTCAACCTGCTTTGGCAAGGATGTCTGCCAATTCCCGCCGTGCGCATGCGCCAAGGCCGTCACTGACCGCCTCGCCGCTCGCTCCTCCGAGCCGGAGTTGAGCGGGCTCCTTGATCGGCTTCACACTCTGCAGGATCACTATTCGACGAGCGGAAAGCTTGGGCCCGAAAACCGCCGCATCTTCGCTGAAGCCGCCGACGCGATCACCCGCCTCGCCGCATCAGCGCAGGCGCAGCCGACGCGGGAAACGGTGCTCCGACAAATTGTCGCTGTCTGTGAGGATAATTCCGCGCCCAGTTGCGATGCGGGAATGGCGCTAGCTTTCGTTCGGAAGCTCGCCCGAGATGCTTTAACAGGCGATGTAGGAAACTCCAAATGAGCAAGAAAGACGATGCGCTGATTTTCGTCTGCGACGAAGCCGCATGCCACGAAGACCCGATGTTCTACGAGATTTTCCCGATGGACGAACGTTGGAGCATCATAAGGGCGATCATCAAGGCGGCCAAGGCTCACGAGGCGGCGCAGTTCACCCAAAAGAGCGCACAGGGCACACCATGACCGAATGGCATCTGACTGCATCGCCGACATCATCGGTCGGCCGCTGGACGGCTCCCGAGAACGAAGTGATCTGGACCAAGATCGATGACAGCGAAGGCGAACGCAATATCGCAAAGCTGATCCGGATCGGCAATCTCTGGTTCTTTCCGGATCGGAGCATGTACGTCTACTACCGGCCGACGCACTGGCATCGTTAAACACCACACACTGCGCGAGGTCTCCATGAGCTTCATTCTTGTCACTCGGAATCCACGGAACAAAAAGCTCGTCATCGTAACTGATGGCGACGACAACGTTCCAGCCGAGTTCAAAAGCGAAATCGAGGCAAGCGATGCCGCCAGCGAGACGACGATCTGCAAGGCATGGGGCTACGATGTTATCGAAATCCCAACCGCAACAGACTGACTTAACTAGTTGAAGGGGCAACCATGGTCGCAGACATCGGAATCTATGACGAAGGCGAGCAGTGGCGACTCTACATCCCGATCGTTACGGGCTCGCTTGAATTGACCGTGGAAAAGGGAAGGCTCGATGATCTCGATCGCTTTCTCTCGACGGCGCTCAAAACGCCGCTGCGCCGTTTCGGCGACAATCCATCGCAATCCACGGGCAACTAAAACCATGACACGCCGGAATCCCTATACGCAGCGAGCCATCGAACGAGCCATCAAGGCTGCGCAGGCGGCTGGCTTGCGGGTTGTGGGGATCCGGTCAGACGGAACTGTGATGACGGAAGCCGGCGGAAACACGGTGAAAGCGCCCCGAACCGGCTTGACAGGGGAACCAAGGCTCCGCGACGCTCGGGAGAAGCTGGGTGTCTAACAGACTTCAGATTGTGCTGGGGCGGCTTCCTGTGGGCAGCGATCAAATTCGCTACTTCCTCTACATCAATGGCCGCTGGCGCTGGCGGCCAACTAAGACCATGCGTGAGTTCGGATTTGGCCTCGTGACCATGGGACGAGGCGGTCCCCGCCAGGACGTCGATGGACTCCCCGAAGCGAACCTCGAGGACCGGCAGCGCGCCATCGCACTCAATGACGCATGGGACAGGGTGCGCTCGGGGCAAGCGCCCTCGCCGGCCAGAACGACGCTGAAAGCTTACCCGGCAGGAAGTCTCGGCGAGGCCTACCAACGAGCCATGGAGATCCGGAAAGCCGAACGCCTTCAAAAGGGTGTCGTGTGGACCAAGGAGCAGGAAAGCCGCGACGACTGGCCCAGAGCCTGGAAATGGCTCGAGCCTGAATTCGCCGACTGTGACCCCAAGACGATCGTGCCGGAGCACTTCCTGCGGATCGATCCCCGCACCGGCAAGCCGGCCGGGCTGGTGCCAAAAATCGAGAAAGTCTCGATTACTGAGCGGCACCGCGTCATCAAGGTCTGGCGCGCCTTCTGGACGAAGATGAAGGCCATGGGCGGCTATGTCGGCGATCGTGAGGATCCGGCAAAGTCGTTCGCGAATTCGGCGCCGCAGCCGCGCGATGCCATGTGGCACCGGAAAGAGGTTCTAAAGCGCGTCCAGCGCGCCTGGCGCATGGGCTATTTTGGGCTCGCCGCCTGCATGGCAACCGCGTGGGATTCGATGTGCTCGCCGGTCGATGTGCGCCGGTTGACCCCGAGCCAAGTGCGCAGTGACCTGAATGGCATCTGGTTTGCCATCGGGCGGGCCAAGACCGGAAAGGCCGCGGCCGCGACGCTCTCGCCGTGGTCTGAGGCAATCCTGCGGGCCTATCTGGCAAAGATAGACGTCGAGATCGCGCCGAATGCTCCGATCTTCCGCAACCGGTCTGGGAACGCCTACAGCAAGGACACGCTGGGGGATGACTTCCGGGACGTACGCGAGGCGATCGACAAGACCGACACCCGACAGTTGGCCGATATGCGGCGCTCTGGCGCCGTCGAGGGCGATGCCGGCGGCGGCACTGTCACCGATCAATCCAACAAGATGGCGAATACGGTCGCGGCCAACAATCGGCTCCGAAAAACCTACAACCCGACCAATGTCGTGAGCGCCCGTCGATTCGACGAAGCCCGCGTTGTCGGGGCTAGGCTTCTAGAACAAAACCGGGCTAAAAGTGTCACAGCGCCGGACCTTGTGACACTTCTCGCGAAGTCCAGAAAATCTGGAGATCAATAAATGATTGAGTTCCTGATGGATTTTGGCGCGAGAGACGGGGCTCGAACCCGCGACCTCCGGCGTGACAGGCCGAAAAATCCCCTTCACTTTCAATTCTCTGTGACAATTCCAGCCCCGGTTTGCGGGCTCGAAAACATGGAAAGTGTCACACGGTGTCCGCCCTCCTGTCCAAGCGGGAGGGTCGCGGGATGACAGACTTCGGCACCCCGGAAGAACGCGCCGCAGCCCTTCGTGTTTGCGAGGCATGCAAGGCGCTGAATGATGCGCTCTCAGACGCTGGCCGCGCTGGCGTGAACATCAAGATCATCGACCTCAACAAGTCTTGGGACGACCCGACCAGACTCCGCATCGAGCGGATGGAACGGCGCGTGCCCATCCTGCCAACCGCTCTCAGCGCAATCGAGGACTGACCATGACCAACCCTACCCGCTACGAACTGATCGACAAGGACGGCAACAAACACGGCCCATTCGACACGCTCGATCGCGCGGTGAATTTCGCCGAGACCCGCTGGCCCGATCAATCCCAGGACGAAGATCGAACCGGCAAGGGCTGGGACATTGCCGTGGTCACGTTTGCCGCGCCTGAACGCAACTGAGGAGAGGATGATGAGATTTCGGAAAAAGCCCGTCGTGATCGAAGCCGTTCAACTTCCGCCTTCGGCGTTACCTTCTTGGCTTGCTGACGCAGTCGACGCCGGATCAGTTCGACTGTACCGAGATGGCATAGCGTCGATCGACACGCTTGAGGGCATCATGCACGCCGGCTTCGGAGATTGGATCATTCGAGGGGTAAAAGGCGAGATCTATCCCTGCAAGCCTGACATCTTCGCGGCGACCTATGACGCCGTACCCGATCACGTCGAGGCCGATTAACGGTCACGGACCCCATAGGCAACTGAGGAGAGAGACGATGGCAAATTGCACGATCTGCGGCGAGCCAATGCCGCCAGGCTTTGAAATGTTCAAGTTTCACGGCGCCGATGGAAACGATTGCCCAAAGCCGCCCCTGATCAAACGGACGCTGGTTTTGGCGGAATATGCGCTCACGGAATCCCGTGATGGGGAGTTCTGGATCAACGTGTCCGTTGACCGGAAGCCGCATGATCGGCTCGGCCCTTTTGCGACCGAGGCAGAATGTCGCCGCGCTTACGAAGATCTGTTGGCGATGAACAGATCGCTCAGCGCGACCGATCTGCCGGCAACCCCGCAGTGACGGCAAGAATAGGAACATGAACGCGATGACCACCAAAGCCGAATTGAACGCTCTGGAGAAGGTGTTTGCCGCCGAGATCGACGGCAGGCTCCCCTTCCAATCAAAGGCCAAGATTTTCCAGCGTCTTTGTGACGATGGTTACCTGGAGCCGATGGAGCGCACGTATGGCTCTGGCTGGTCCGCGATCAAAGTCACGGGCTACCAGCTCACGCATCTAGGAAGATTTACATACTGCGCTTCATGCGCGGACTACGAGCAAGCGAACGTCGGGAGCGTGAGATGAGCTATAGACTCTTCGGTTGGTGGTATCGTTGGCAGGCCTGCAAGATGGCGGCTCATGTTCTTTCCAATCGCCACCATGGCGATGATCGATCCATGTCTCCCATCGCGTGGTCGATGGCTGTGTTTTTCGAATTATACATGACGACCGGAGCCGAGGCCACGCAGGCAGAATTCGGGCCAAAAGAGCCGATAGATATCAAACAAGTTTCTTAGACGCGTCGTCAGGGCAAATAGGAGAGATCAAATGTACATGCTGGATGACATGATCGATATGGGCTTGAGGGACGATCAAAAGTGGCCCTCCAAGGCTCACCGCGACGTCGCCTGCAATCTAGCGCTCTGCAACCCCATCGTCACCAATCGCGATACGCTAACCGATATCGTCCAGAAGGTTATTGCGATCCCGAAGGCCGACATCAAGAAGGTGACCATGGCGGATTTGCCTAAGCATGGGCTAACGCTCCTGTGTGGCGGCGTCTCACCTAAATAGACAGTGAGGTCGAACATGGTTCCTAAGCCGCCCCCGCCACCAAAGCCGCTATGCCCGATCTGCGGCAACGGTCCATGCAGACCTGGCACAGGTTGCCGAGATAGGTAGCAAACGATGAAAGAAGCCAAGGCGCTACATGTGATGACGCTGATCGCTCGCCGTTCTTCGGCATGGGCTTTCGACGTCATATCGACGACCCGCATCAACCACGGCGAAGTCCGCGACGAGTCAATGCAGCGCTTCGCGAAGGAAATCACCGATGCCCTGGATCTTCTGAACGATCCCGACTTTCTGGCGCATTAAGGAAGGTGAGACGATGAATGACGTGATCCTAAACCTGCCGAAGGAAGAAGTCGTTATCGACTATACGAATTGGCGCGGCGAGCGCGCGATGCGCCGCGTCCGGCCTCTATCTGTTCGCTTTGAAGCGACGGAATGGCACCCGGACCAACAGTGGCTATTGCGAGCCGTTGATGTGGAGAGGGGGCACACGAGGGATTTTGCCATGAGCAACATCCATTCGTGGCAAGTGCCGACTTCACTTAATCAGCAGCGAGACGTGGCGCACAAAGGAAACTGACGATGGAAGACCTGATCGACGCTCGAATCCGCAAGTACAGCCGCGATATTGAGGCGCATCGGGCACCATCGCAGCCAGACGGGGTATGCCGGTGCGGGGCCTGCAATATCGCGCGGTCGATATTGTCTGAGCTTATGTACATGAGAATGGCACATCGAAACCTTAGTGCTCGCCTTACTCAGCAGCAAGGGAGGGATTAATGCTACGCATTGTTTGCCCGGCATGCAACGGCGATGGCGGCGAAATGAGCGGCTATTACGAGCCGGAATTTTCCGAGTGTCAGTGCTGCAATGAGCGCGGCGACAACGAGGAGGAAGTCACCCGCGTTTGGCGCTGGCGCTGGTGGTGGTTCCGGTTCAATCAATGGCGCGCGGACAGGGCGTTAGACAGGTGGATCGAGCAGGAAATCCGCCGCGAAAACCTTTCCTAGACAGCAGTTTAAGCAGGAGCAGTGAAATGAAACGTCAGGTCGAGGTTACGTTTGTCGTCAACGTCGAGGTTGATGAGACGAAGTTCACCCCCGAATGGATTGAGGACTGGCAAAAGGTCTTCTATCCCTTCAACACCATCGACGACCATCTTGAGCACATTGCTCAGATGGAGGCTCGGGACATTTTGAACCCCAAGTTCACGGAGGGCTACGGACCCCTTACGGACATGGGCATCAAGGCTTCTGTGGTCAGCCAGTCGGCAGAAGTGCTCTCACCTTAACATCACACGACCATGAAACCGCTGCGCTACATCTACTTCTGGAACCGGCAGGGCCGCAAAGGTCAACCCTGTGAAGTCCTGGTGCGGGCCAAGGTGATGAATAGCTGCCTTGTCCGGTTCGAAGATGGCTATACGATGGTGACGAGTCGCAACGCGATCAGGAAGAATCCGGAGTTCCGACGACCCCAGCTGAACATGTCACATCTGGCCTTGCAATCACTGGAGCTCCGGTCCTGATGCTGATTATTGCCGGGAGTGACGATGCGTGGCCGATAAAAGTCATAGCGACAGTAGCGCTCTTTGGCCTTCTGTGGAGCACCATCCGCCGCGTAAAAGAGGACTCGCGCATACGATGACCACCCTTGAAGTATTTGGCCGTAAGCTCACCGGGTGGAAAGCCACCGTCGCATTCTACGCAGTTTGGCTCTCTCCGGGGCTGCTAGGATATCTCATTGGAAGGTTGCACTAACGATGACACAAGATAACCACGAGGAGGAGAAGATCGTGCTCAAGGCCGATGATATTGCTTCCCAAAATTGGCCCGGCTGGCAGATGTCAGTTCTTAATTTCATCGCCAGGGTCGCCTTCGCCATCGACCGCCTGTTTGGCTGGAACAGTTCGCGCAAACGGTGAGGAACGGAAAACATGAAAGAGCCTGTTGACCACATCATCAGACCCTCGCTGCCATGGCGTCGAGACATTGGCATCACCGAATGCGGATATGATGCTTCGAAGGTGAAGGCCATGACGCGGCAAGAGTTCTTCCAACGGGAAAAGGATCTCGGCAAACAGCGCTGCGCCATGGTGACCTGCATGACCTGCTCGGACACGACGAAGCGATACGGCGCATGGGAGGATGACCCGCGAACGGCGATCGGCCGCGAGGTGACATGGGAGCGCGGAGAATATTGGGGCCGAGGACGCAGCGATCGTGGAACACTCCTCAGGGAGGAGTTATTGGCCATTGAGGCGCTAATCGAGGCGCACCGCGATGAGTTTGAGACCACGATTCAGACGAACAGGCAGCGAAGCGAGTGGCTTGAAAAGAAGGCGGCTTTGAAACAGAAGCCTAAGCCTCCAACGCCGTCGCGCCCAAATCTGCTTTAATAAGCCATGTGCGAGGATGAATGACCGACGCTTTCGACCAATGGCACGCCTGGGCCATCAAGCCCCTCTCCAGCCCCCTCACGATCCCAAGCGATCTGCATTTCGTCATGACAGAACTGCTCTCGCCGGAAGATCGTATGGACCGGGAGAAGGTCAATAAGGCGGTAGCGTCGCTCCGTAGGGATTCGACGTGCCATTGAGCACGCCGGAATCCTCATCCCAGAGGAAGTAGAAATTATTTGCATCCGAGATCATGGCAATATCGCCGGTCGGATTGTGGATCGGAAGCTGCAGTAGCGTCGGAGCACGAACGAACGGCCCCAGCGGGCTGCTGGAGACCGCGTAAGCCAGGATCTGCGGGGTCGGCGAGCTGCCGTTATAGGATGTGTAACCCAGCTCGTACCAGCCATGGCTGTTGCGATAGACGAACGGATCGATCGCGCCGCGACCGAAGTCCCAATCAGTCGTCGCCGGAGCATCTAGTGCAACGCCAGCATAAGTCCATGTCGAACCATTGCCAGACGTCGGTGACGTGAACACGACAATCTGGTTGCCACCGTCGCCGCTGGTGACGGCGTACAGGTAGACGGTCGAGCCGACTGTGATGACCGAGGGCAGACCAGGATTGAGGTATCCGGCGTTGCCTGCGTTGATGGCAACTCCCTGCTTCGTCCAGCTTCCTGCAACGCCTGTAGCCGAAGTCGCCCAGAAGATGCGCCACGCGCCATCGTTGCCGATCGCGCTGTAGTACATGGTGTACGGCGAGCCGCCCGTGCCGGAGGCGAAGGCTTGCGTAATCGCCGGGTGCAGCAGGAAGTTATTATCCAACCCTCCGGGGGTTGCGGTGACGGCTGGATTAGAGGCGTCCGGCGTCCAGCTCAGCGGATTCGATGTCGGCGCCTGATAGGTGTTGATATTCACCCATTGGGCTTGACGGGTAGCCCCAGCAGAAACCGCGCCCTCCGCCGCGGCGATATAGTTGCTGCCGATCGTGGCGCCGCCGATATAAGGGGTGTTCGTTCCCGTGGCGTTGTAGGCGCCGGAGTTCTGAAGGAAGAGTGGGCTGCCGCCATTGGCATTGACCCGGGCGGTGAAATCGCGGAACTGCGCGGCGCCTGCGGGGCAGTTCGACCAGCAGCTGACAAAGCCTGGCGTGACACCGGTTGGCAGCGAGACCTGTGGCGCGGGTTGCTTCGACGCGTAGAACAGCATCGTCCCGACATTGCCGTTCCAGAAGTTCGACGTTCCTCCGGTTGAGAGCAGGTGGAATGGACCGACTGGCGTTCGCGCGGTGCTGTCCGTCGTGGTGGTGTTGATGACGTCGAGCAGACCACCGCTGGCGTTCCAAGAGAAGCCGAGATTGTTGACCAGCGTCCACGCAGCAATGTTGGTGCTGGTGAGCGTTGCGCCGACCGCGGAGGTGGCGTTATTGCCCGCGGTCGTGCCGAGCAGCGTGGTACCGTTGGCATCGACGAGAGTCTTGGCGACGCCGTTCTGATCGGCTGAATTGATCCAGACCGCGATCGAGCCGGATGATCCGGAGAGCAATGTGGCCAGCGCGCCAGTCGCGGTGATGTTGTCGGCAGCGCGTGTAACCGGCGCCGTCGTGGTCGGAATGTAGGACGTGACTGTAGCGCCGAGCTCGGCATCGCCGCCCCACGCCAGAAAGTTCGCGGCTCCGGTCGGGTTCGACCAAGTGTGTGTCGCGGTATAGCCAACGATGATCTGACAGCCGGACGATGCGGCCAGCGTCACATTTGTCAGTGTGTAGCGCGTCCAGGTGCCGGTAAGCTCGACATCCTGAGGGGTAACGGTAGTACCATTGTTGAGCGCTAACTGGACATGCTCGCCGATGTCGGCACTCGTGGCCGCTTTCAGCCAGATGCTTCCGCTGTAGGCCGCTGCGGTTCCGGTGAATGGCTGATAAAGTTCGGCAAAATCACTAAAGGCTCCCCCGCCTCTGCTGATAGCAACCAGCGCCGCCGAGTTTGTGCCATCTGGGGCTGTACCGCTGTTCGTGGTGACCGTAATCGCGCCGGTGCCACTCTTGAACGTGGCCCAGGGCGTCATCCCGATGCTGCCGGACTGCAGGACCAGATTGGCGCGGGACTCGTAAGCATTGATCCCGGTATTACTGATCGCTGGAGCGCCGCTGGCAACGGTGCTGACATTCCCGGATTGATCCGTGGCCGTCGCCGGACTGCTGCGAGCAAGCGTGAATAGCGACGATTGCGAAACGTAGCCAGTACCCTTGACGTAATACTGGTTGGTCGAGAAATTCAGGCCGATGTCCGCGCCATTCAGCCATGCCGGTGGAGCATTGTTCCCTGCCTGCCCATTCTTGACGGTGCCGAGATGCCCAAACCGATTGCCGAGTCCAAGCCCAAAGGCATGCGCGCCCGCAATCGAGCCCACCAGCAGCAGAATGGGGACGGCCCAGCGTTTCATTTTGGTTCTCCAAGAAAAAGCCCGGCAGGATTCGTGCTGCCGGGCCAAGTTGTTGGGAGGGCGTTGATGGAAAAAGACTAGCCACCAACTATCAGCTCACGCTGATCTCTTGCGGCCCTACATCGGGCCAGATTCGTGATGGTCAGGAACGCCTCGCAATAGCCCAACCAAATTGCAAAACTCGATAGTAAGGAGGATCAGAATCGACCAACCGACCATGGCAAACAAGATTTCCATTTCATGCAGTCCCTGGATTGACGATCGTAAATCCCGCAATAGATCGGGGATGAATTTGCGTGAGATGATGTCCGCTGTTTGCATCCCAAGCCATCCAAACCGTTCCGATAAGATGTCGTTCAAGGACAAAGACGTGATGACGTTTGACAGCAACCATTCCAGGAGCGGGAATAGCTCGCGGGAAGCGAAACCAGTTGGCCGCGAGCCATAGTTGTCTAATCGAGTGTCCGAACACACGAACAGCAGCCCCACATCCACAAAACAGCACAGGCGGACAACCCGCAGGATGACTGACAATCAAGCCAACCTGATAGGAACGAGGATGCCGAGGACGCGCCTCCGCATTCGATGCCAGCGCAATCAGCACTGACACCGCCAGTAAAAGACGAATCATGTGATGCTTAATCCTGCTTCGACTGGATACGATCGACGAGGCGTTCCATTTTCTCTTCGATCTTGTCGCCCAGCTTTTCCATCGACTTTTCCAAACGGGAGACCACGAATTCAAAGCTGTCCTTGCTGACGAACTTGTCACGCATGAACATTTCGACCTCGTGGATTTTGGTACGCAGCGCAGATCCCATTTCTCCAGCATCATGGCGCATGGTTTCAGCGCGGTCAGCTTGAGTGGCTTGGATCTGGGCTATGTCCCGTTGCAGATTGTCGATCTGAGCATCCATGTACGATCTAACGTCTGTTTCCATCCCCTTTACCTGCCAGGTTATCCTGACAGCATGAGCGATGAAGCCCAACACAACTGACGCAATTCCGATGTAGACTCCGTATTCCGTCACGATGCATTGGTCTCCACCGGTTGTTGCGTTAGCTGGCGGCCGGCGCGTCAGGATCAACCTGAGTCGCGATGGCTTCAAAAGCCGTATCGACCTGGGCGTCCAACTGCTGAAGTGTCGCGAGCTGATCGGCCGTCGTAGCGGCATTTGCCGAAAGCGCGGCGATGATGTTCTTGACCGGCGTCACAAGTGCCTGCACTTCTTGGATGATAAAGGGCATCATCTGGATCAAGGCATTGATGATCGAAGTGATCGTTGAAGCTTCCGCGGTCGAGAGAACAGCCGGCAAAAGCTGCTCGATCATCGCGAGGACGGCTGAGATAACTGCGGTCATTTCGAGGCTCCAACGGTTGAAACAGGCGACGTGTTGAGGGTGTTGATTGCCGCGACGAGGGCGTTATAGATCGCGCTCGGGGCGTTCGTGTTGTTGGTGACGTAGGTTTCAAGCTGGTTGCGAGCAGCCCTACCCGCACGAACCGCCTGAATGACAGTGCGGCGATTGGTGGCCGAACAGGCCGACGTCGTCAGATTGGCTTTACAATAGCTGAGATATTGCGTGGCCGTCGCTTCCAGAGCATCGAACGAGTTCGCCGCCACGATGATGGTGGTGGGAGGAACGCTCGTCTGGGTAACGACGGAATAGACAGTCTGAAGCTTCTGGAGCTCGGCGGCACATCCTCCGAGAGCCAGTGAGCCGAGCACGAGGGCTGCGGCAAGAGTTTTGCGCATGGGTAGTCCTTTCATTGTGAGGAGACGACTTTGTTGCTGGGAATGGCGTCTGCCACGGCGGGGGCGGCAATCACTTTCGATACGTCTGGATTGGCCGCGACCGCCTTGATCTGTGAAGATGGGCTGGCAGTCCAAGCGGCGTAGAGGCCAGAAAAGACCGCGACCAGAGTTGCCACACCACCGACGATTGAGTTGACGCCGCTGACGATGTTGCTGAGGGAAGCGGTGATCTGACTTCCCTGATCAGGCGTCAGGAAATGGATAGCGACGCCGGCCGTAACAGCACCGGCGCCATATGTGACAACGTGACGGCCGAACGCAGCGAGCTGCGCTCCCGTCGGGAACGAGAGGTTCATAGTCCACCTTGATTTGAAGAGAGATTGCGCGAGGCCGTCGCGCGGCGGTAATCTTAACTGCCGTGAGCTAGAGCCAGCGCGCCTTTGACATCGCCAGAGAACATCATGCCTTCCGCTTTCCGGCGCCTGGTGAGGCCCGCCAGGACTTTACCGCCGGCCCTATTCCACTTGGCAAGTTCAGCCGGGATCGCGGCTTTGTTGGCAGCGTTCAGCTTCTTCCAAAGCGTAGCGGTCGCCGGCCCTCCGGTGTTAAATGACCACGACACCAGAGCATCGAATTCGTTTTGCTCGAGCTCGACGTGGCACAGCTGATGGACATGGCTTTCGAAGGTCCGCATGTCGATCGCCAGCGCCGAATCGCAGTCCTGCTGCGACCAAACCGCACTAGCGTCGAACCGCGGCAGACCGTGATTTGTGTGGCCCCAGCCGATCGTCAGGACGCCCGCGGAATCCAGATATGGCTTAAAGCGGCCTTTCTGACCCGGAATAGCGGCCATACAGGCTTCGAACGCCTGCACTAGCTCTAGCCCTGAAGGGCTAATCCTGAGCGGCGCCGAAATCACTTCCACAGTGTTCGCAACCATTGTCCTATCCCCACCCATTCTCTCGGCAGAGCCGCAGATATTCGACCAAAGGCATGTAGCCGGCCTCGCATAGCGCGCGGGCCATTTCACGGGTCATGTGGATCTCCAAAAGAAAAAGCCGCCTCGAAGGGCGGCTTTGTATTGCAAGCTTTACGATGCAGACGGTAAGGTCCGCACCCCAACCCGGAGTGCAAGATGCTAACGGCGCTTAAAACTCACCTTCATAATCGTCGAGTTAGAGACAGAAGAGAAAAGTTACTCGACAGAATCGATATAGAAAATGGCATCGGGCTGGAATTTGGGCCATTGAATAAGCCTCTAATATCCAAATCTGACGGCGAAGTTCGATACGTTGATGTAAAATCTAGTGATGAGATGCGAGCTTTCATTCCTGAAAGCAACGCCTACAAGCCATCAGAGTTCGTAAACATCGATTATGTATGGAATGGCGGAAGATTCCGCGATGTGGTCGGTCCGAATATTGAGTTCGATTATTCAATTGCGTCCCATGTTATCGAACATACGCCAAATATGTTTGGTTGGCTGGATGATATTTCATCAGTCCTGAAAGAGGGGGGCATTGTCTCGTTGGCTATACCGGATAAACGATATACCTTTGATGTAACGCGTCCCGTAACTTCTCCGGCAATATTCATTGATAATTGGATTCGCGGTGAAACTGTACCAAGACCGATGCATATCTTTGATCACTATTCGCAAGCCGCCAAAGTTTCAAGAATAGAGCATGCAAGGCTCTGGTGTCGCGCCATCAATCCTTCCACCATCCCGAAATATAATGATGCCGCAACCGCATTCGATATTTGCATCCAAGCCACTTCCGATGGCAGTTACACTGATTGCCACGCTTACGTTTTTACTCCTGAATCATTTCGCGTTGCCCTAGAAACTGCAATAAACTTAAATATTTTGGATCTTGAGATCGTAAAAATTTACGAAACAGCATTTTTGTCAATCGAGTTTATTGTGATCCTGAGAAAGAAAATAAATCCTGCCAAGGTTATCTCACCCGCTGTTTCGGGTCGAAATATTTAAATAACGCGGATAATATATCCACACGTGACTGACGGCTGCATGTTGTTGTGAGCCGCGCCTCCCGTGTTATTGGAGCTCGTACTAACCGATGCGCTTCCGGTCGAATTGATTGCGCTGGAGCCAGCTCCGGTGTTGTTAAGTCCGTTAACAGATGACCCTGGTGTTGCATTAATGCCCTGCACGCCGCCCTGCACCACATTGCCCACTGTAGATGTAACGCTTGCTGAACCGCTACCGGTGGCCGTGATGGTCGGAATTTCACCAGCAGTTAGCGTGTGGTTTTGCTCGCCAAACACCGTTCCAACGACGTTCCAGTTCGGGAAGCTCGTAAGTCCTCTACCGCCTGTAGCGCCCATACCGGCAACCCCGATTGGGGCAACTTCTCGTAAGTCTGGCACGTTGAACGTCGTTGAACCATCGCCGACTCCGAACGTCGTTCCGAGCTGACCAAATAATTGCGCATATACCGTTCGATTGATGGCCCCGCCATTGCACCACGTCCAGGAACTACTCGGAAGACCACTAGTCCACCAAATTACAGTGCCCCCTACCGGAATGCTCGACGGGCTATTGCCGAAAAATCCCTGCAGATAAAACGCTCCATCGGTGTTGTTATAGATGGCAACGTAGGGCGTTCCCTGGATGATCGTTCCGGCCAAAAGTTCAACACTTGGCGCCGAACGAAGCGGTTTCGCGGTCAAACCATCGACACTCAATGTCGTGGTGCCGGTGTTCGTCGCATGAGGGGAGAAGGCGATTACCTGGCCGTTGAGATGCGCGAGGGTATCAAAGACCTGGTTCGATGAAACAGTGTAGGAAGTAGACGTTCCTGAAGTGACGATTGCGCCTGCGATGTCATTGCCATACTCGCGAACCCGAGCCATCGCAGCACGGATGCCGTCGTTGATAGCAGAAGGCGCCATACCTTCCGCCATGTTGATGGTGGGATCGGCTGTGCCGTTGTTATTAGGGGTCTCAGACCAAAGATAGAAAGGCATGCCTTATCCCTGTTTCGCGAAGATCGGCATTCGCTGGGCGAGCGCCTGTTGAAGTCCTGACAAATCGATCGGTTTACGCGGTGCGACGAAGATCGGCTGTGCCTGAGCGGCTTGATCGGTGAAGGGTAGCGCAGATGGTGTAGAAGGCGCTTGAGGGGCAGCCTGAGGCGCGGCCTGGGCGAAGATAGGAGCCTGCTGGGGCGCGGGCTGAGGTGGCGCTGAAGGCGGTTGACCGCCGGCCTGAGCCGTCTGGACGCCCGGCTGCGGGGCTTGCGTGCCCATCTTCTTAGCCGCCCATGCCTGCAAGCCTTGAGCCGTCATGCCCTGGAGGAAGGGATTGGCCTTGACCGCAGCTGCTCCCAGAATGTCCGAAACCGGCGCGTTCGGGTTAGCTTGCAAAATCTTAACGGCACCTTGCGGGCCTGCGAAGTGCGCCAGGTAAGTCGATCCCGGCGTGACAGGCAGGCCGTTCTTGGCTAGAATCGCTTGGTTGTCTTGGGCGTAGGCTTCCGTCGCTTGCCGGGAAATGTTCGGGTCCGTGCGCATCGCAAGGATTTCATCGTCCGATTTGCCCTGCGCCAGATCGGGGAAATGATCCTTAATGACGGACAGAAAAGTCGGCGCGATGAACTGTCCAGCGCCTACGGCCGACGAATTAGGATTGGTGGCGTTCGGATCGCCTCCCGATTCCACATTGATGATTTGATCAGTGGTGCTCATGTTCTGGTATTTCTTTCAGGGCCTTATCGTTTTCGCGGTCGCCGCCAGCAATATACATTGGCAATGGACACCAAACGGTCATCTCGTCGGCATGTTGGGCATGGGCGCCGCGTGGCTATCAACGTGGCTGCTGAATTGGCTGCTGTTGCTGCTGAGAAGCCGCCGATTGCGCGGCCATACTGGCCAGAATAGCGGCCGATTGTTTCGGCAAGAGGCTGATGAGCTGCCGAGGCATCTGCTGGGCGGCTTGAAGCGCCAGCGGAGATCGTGAACGCAACATCGTATCAAGCGCGCGAATCTTTTGCCCGGCACTCGCATTGCTGAAAGCCTTCAGTGCGGTTCCTGCCATCGGTCCCAATATCGCGCCGGGAACACCAGCCGTAACGGCACCCGCGCCGGCCGTAAGCAGATGACCCAAGCCGCCCCCTCCCCCCAGGACGTTACCGACATGCCGGATGACATTGCTCGTGACGGTGCCACGAACGAACGATTCCAGCGCATTGCGCTCATCATCGCTCAAGCCACGCGAGAGCTTTGGTGAGGTCAGGATAGACCGCACACGCTGTCGCAGTGCGTTCTCCAGGTTATGGCCGGAATTTGCTGATGCCGCCTGCAACTCCGCGGCGTCGATCTTGGAATTGAGCATGTCGGAGCGTTTCGCGGCGGCCCAATTACCTCTTGCATCCTGAAGGATCTGGGTTGCCTTGGCAGCATCGCCAGCAATCAAGTCGGACTGCTTCAAATTCGGCAAGAAGTCGTCAATGTGAGTAATGGCAGCCTTTGCGGCAACGCTGTCGGCAGTAGGGATGCCGCTCTTTCCGACTTGGCCTAGCGCCTTGCGGACGCTGTCGATATCCTGCACTGACACCGGACCCGGAGCGTTTTTCAGCTCGCGAATCGTATCGAATACTAGTCCTCCTTGTCCGGCGCGAGGGCGAAAGCCTTGCTGGACCAAATCGTTTTCAATTGTGGCCCCGAGATCGCTTGCTGCTTGAGGCTGGATCTTCACCGCGGCAACGTCAGGATGGTCATATCCAGATCGAGCAGCATCCTTCAAAGCCTCTGTGGTCGGAACGGCCTTGGCTGCTTTGCTGGCAGCCACCAATGAATTGAATTTATTCAGCCCGGCGGACGCGCCGGCACCGCCAGCAAGCGCTCCTGCGACCTCCGCATAAGGCTGGAGCGCTGTTCCTTCGGTCAGTTTCCCAGCGGCTTCGCTGCCGAGCGCCGGCGCAACCGCTCGGGTGAGAACGCGGGTCGCAAGGGATTCCGGCCCTCCGATCACACCGGGCGCGAACTCGCTGATGCGCTGGGCAACCTCACCCGCGCCGGTCTGCGGCTTATATTCCGGTCCCGTGGTGGAGCTTTCCAGTTGTTGAGTGGTCGGAGGCACATAAGAGCCCGGCAGATCACCGCTTGCCCCATAATACTTCGCGGATTTGGCGGATTCGTCCTTCAAGAAGTCTGAAACTTTCGAGAAGCCTTGCGGAATGGAAGGCAGCATATCGCCGACCTTCTGCGCTAGCGTTCCGAGATCACCGGGCGCACCAAGGGTGCTTATGGCACTGTGGACGAGGCCCGATCCCACTGATTTAGCTACGTCGGTAAGCGTGTCTGGAGCTTGCGCCGGAGCGGATTGCGAGCCGTGGAAGTCGGAAAACGCCGCGACGGCAGCGTGTTCGTCCGGCGCATCGACATGATACGTTCCGCCATCCGGTCCCGTCAGTTCAAAGGTCGGCATCAGTTGATCCGCTTAATGGTCACGCCGTTGATCGTGGTGGATGCGCCGGGTTGCAGGGGCGCGGTCCCCGCTGTAGCGGGTAGTACGGCAGACGGCGTTACCTGCTGATAAGTTGGCATCGGCGGCGGAGGGCGCCCTTCCATCTTCGCCTTGCGAGCATCAGCAAAATACTGCCGTGCCAATCCCGGCGATTGATGCGCCATATCGACTTCGCGGCTAAGCTGGTCAAATGCAGCTTTGGTGGCTTGCGGTCCATCGGCTGTCTCTAGAATCTGACGCGCGTGTTCTTGCGCCGTCACAGTACCGACGCCCGTTGGCGTGATGGCCTTCGAGTATGTCATGACCGCAGTATTGTAAGCAGTTGCCGCTGCCTTCAATTCGGGATTGCTAAATGCAGCCTCTCCAGCTTGCAATATTTTATTGTACGGCACGAAATTAGTTCTAGCGAGGTTTTCCGACGCTTCGCGCGCAATCTGGAATGCACCCTGAGCTTCGACTGCGGCAGGCGCCATACGGCCTTCCATATTTCCGGCTGCACGTTCGCGCGCTACGTCACCCTGCAATGCGATTCGATTCTGTGTTATATCGATTGGGGCTAATCCTGCTTCGGAGCGCTGTCGATTTGCCTCATTGTTCAAACGTAGAAGATCGATTCGACCCTGCCCCTTGTTAGAATACTTCTTGAGAACGGTATCGTCGCCTTCATTAAGGCGTGCCGCATCAGATGCGAGCGTCTGGTTATCAACACCGTTGAGCGTAACTCCGCTTGGTAATTTACTTTGCACGGCGACGCCGTTTTTGCCCGCTTGAAGGAGGACCGTGTTGCCCTCCGCGTCCTTTCCATAAATGGGATTGAGAGAGAGGCCGCCGGTGCCACCCTGCTCTTCCTTCAAACGCATGTAGGCCGGATCGGCGGGGCCGCCGGGAACGAAATGCATCGTGCCGTCGTCGGCTTGAGAAAAACCGGAAGGGGTTTTATCATCCGGCGTATAGGCACGCGTAATCTTGCCATTCCTATCTGCAACATAACCTTGACCCAGCGATGTAACTGTCTGAGGCCCGAATGCCTGGGTGATGAGCGTCTTCATGATCTCGGGATTGCCGATCGCAGCCTTAACGATCGTCGGATCAACGCCTTTGGCGATCAACACCTGAGCCGTTAAATTGGACGCAGTCTGGCCGTTAGCGATCCCACTGATGCCTCCGGCCAAATGACCGATAAGACCCCCCGTTGAAGGCGCGGCGAAGCCCTGCAAGCCTGCGAGAAGCCGATCGCCAATTCCGGGACCTTGAGGCGCCTGCATGGGCTGCGGCGATTGTGCGGGTGGAGGTGTCTGCGGTGCGGGCTGACCTGCCGTACCGGGTAAACCGGGCATCGCGGCGTTAGCCTGAGACGGCGTCCCATTAGGACCATACGGCCATTGAGCGCTATCAAGCGGGCTCGGCTGTGGTGTCTGCGGAGCGCCCTGTGGGCTCGGAGCAGATGGCAAAATCGGCTGCTGTCCATACTGCGCCTGATCGGACGCCATACCGCTCGGAAACTGCTGGTTCATTGCGTTTTGACGCAAGAAATCCAATAATCCGCCGGAAGAAGGAGAGTTGAGGAAATCGAGAAGTGCCATTTATTCTGACCTCAACCGAATAGAAACTTGCCGATGTTGGCGACACCGCCGGCAATCTGCCCGAACTGCTGCGCCCCGCTCATCTGGTTTGTCGTGGTACCGCTTCCCGTCGAGTTCGTTCCCAACCCAGCGATTGGAATCCCGATCTGGGCCAGAAGGCCGAGCGTTTGAGCGGGAAGGTTTTGGCCAAGCTCGGAAGCCGAAAGAGCCGCATTTGGCCCATAGTTCTGCGCCGTCAAGGCATCATTGGCCGTCTGGACACCCTGGAGCTGGTTCGTAAGTCCCTGTTGGGTCAGCCCGGTCAGTAACCCCGATGTCGTATTGCCCGCGTTGTAGAGGTTGTTCGCCGCGCCCTGCTGGTTCTGGACATTCTGATTATATTGGTTGGCGATCATCTGAGCATCGCCCTGCGTCAGGCCTCGAGCAAGCGTCTGCGTGTTCATCCCCGATCCGGTTCGGCCGGCCGCGGCAAACTGGCCGTTGATCTGGTTCGTGATGTCGGAATTGGCCGTGTTCAGTGCATCCGAGAATCCAGGCGTCGACATCGGGTTGTAGTTGGTGTTCGATGCGAGCGGATTGGTTTCGGCGGCATACTGCGAATAGGCGTTATTGATCGCGCCGGTTTGATTGCCCGCGCCGCCACCATTCAGCAGATTGCTCGTCAGCCCGCTGATTTGCGATGTCCAAGGATTGCCGCCTTGGGCATTCTGGACAAGCTGATTGATCGCACCGCTTTCGGTCGAGTTTAGGCCGCTGTTATTTATTTGCGGCGTAAGCTGTCCGATAAGACTGTTGACCACACCCTGCCCGGTTTGCCACGGACTCGTGCTGGACTGTTGCGTCGTCTGACTCGTGCTAGTGCCGCCCATATCTCAAAGTACCTTCTGCAAGATCACGTGATCGACTTGATATCCCGTCAAGACACGCTCCCATCCCTTGCGGCCGTAGATACGGACGCAACGACAACCTTCTTCTTTGGCGTATTTCTCAATCTGTTCGAACAGTGGGAGCCAACGCTCCCGGCCTTCCCCACCGCATGCCACTAAGATGCAGACCTTATGCTGTCCGATCTTGACTACCTTTGTGGTCGCAGCGGCTTCGATCCGATCGCTGCAAGCCAGCCATAGAAGCTGATCGCCGGTAAGAACTTCGCGCTCCACATTAGAAAAATCAGATAGTCCGGTTCGTTCGATCGCGGATTTGATCAGATGCGACGCTAGCGGCCAGACTTCGTTAATTCGCGCCGGATCGACGCAAACAAGTCTCATTGCGAGCAGAACTCAGTGATAATCACGATCCCGTGAGCCCCGGCACCACCAGAACGATTTGCGGTATTATTGAAGTCAGAGCCGCCAACACCGCCGCCGCCATACAAACCACCGGGGTTATTTGTTCCGTTAGCAGCGCTTTGAGGCTGGCCGCCCAACCCGAAACCAAGGCCGCTACTTCCGCCGGGCCCTACTGTGGCTGGGAACGCACTTCCAATTTGAAGAGGAAATCCCTGCGTACCGGGTTGACCTGGGATTGAGATGTCCCCCGTTCCTGCGGCAGGCGCAGAGGCTTGAACGCCGTTACCGGCCGAGGGCGCTCCGGTGCCTCCTGGGCCCCCTGGCGCGGTACAAAGCGCTCCAACACTGGATGCGCCACCAGCTCCCCCCGGATTATTTCCGGCAGTTGGAACTGCTCCTCCTGCCCCAACCGTTACGGTCTGAGAGCCGCCGATAGCGGTAGCAGTGGCGGTTTTGCGCGAGTACGTCCCCCCGCTTCCACTGCCAGCCCCATTCTGTGTGCCAGCGGCAGTGATAGCTGCCCCACCACCTGCCCCACCCCCACCCACGCATTCGATGACGGCGTAAACGAGATTGGGATCTGGAGTATATGTACCGGATGAAGTGAACGTCTGAACGCGGATGGCACTAACCGCACCAGTCTGTAATTTTTGCACAGCCGCGCCA